TCTTTTGACTCACGATTCAATTGTACTAAAATCATAATTGGAACTTGTAAGTCTTTAGCAAGGACTTTCAATCCACGGGACATAGCAGCTACTTGTTGTTCACGATTGGCATGACTTCTATTAGTACCTGGGTTAATCAATTGTAAGTAATCAACAATAATTAAATCTAGCCCCTCTGGAGAAGCAGCTTGTGCCTTTGCTTTTGACCTAATATAATCAATTGTAATATCCGAATCATCTTCAACAACTAAAGAGAAATTTGCCATTGTTTCTGTTGCTTGAGCAATTCGTTCGTTTTCTGACGGTGTTCTATGAGAACCTGGTTTTAGCTTGTAAGATGCAACACCAGATACTGAAGAAAGCATACGTTCAGCAAGTTCTGTTCGAGTCATTTCCAAAGAAAAAAATAAAACAGTTTTTCCAGCTGCACAAGCAGCTTCAGCTGAATTGATAGCAAATACAGTTTTACCAACACCTGTACGAGCACCAATTGTATTTAAGCTCCCTTTTTGCCAACCACCATTTAATACTTTATTCATTTGTTGATTGAAAAGTGGAACTACATCTAAATCAACTTCATTTTCTGATGAAGCTTTTTCTACTACTTCATTTACTGTTTCAGCAAAATCAACTTTTGTTTTAGGTATAATGTCTGAAGCAAGATTAGCTAATTTCTCTTCACTTTCAGAAATCACTGATAATACATCTGGGTTTTCGTCTAATTCTTTTAATTGTTTAGTTAGCAATTCTTTTGTTTCAGATTGCACATATTTTTTCTTAAGCAATTCAGCTAAAGCTAATGGAGATTGAGAAGTATCTGCATTACTTAATGATACAATAAATTGTGTGTCTGGCTTAAGTCCTTTATCAATTAAATTAGAATATAATTCCACCTCAGAAATTTCTTCAGCCTCTGATTTACCATACAAATCTTGCAGAGCAATATATATTTCTCTATAATTTTCATTTTTAAAGAATTTAGGGTCAATTATTGTTCCAGCTTCTGTGATTTTATGTTGTTGATTGAACAAACTAGAAATTAACAATTTTTGTATTTCTTCATAGTTAAATTTGTTAGTCACTATATAAACCCCTTTTATTTTTAGTTATTTCTATTATTCTATTTTTTCAAGGTAACAACTCGAAAAATAAGCGTTTCTGAGCTGTTTTTATTTAAAGTCGATACATTTATCGAAAATTAGTTTTGACTGTTTTAGCGCTTCACTAGTGACGATATAACGCATATTAAAATCAGTTTGAGAAAATAAAAAGATAAGCAAAAATGCTTATCTTTTAGTTTATTTTAATTTTGAATCAATTGCTTTCTTAATTTCATCAATTGGATTGTCGCCATGTTGAAAATCAATAGCTTTTTCAGAATCGCCAACTACAATGAATGGAGTAAATAATTTACCTGTTGGTGATTTTTTAGCCAATTCATTATCATTGAAAACTCTAATTGTATTAGCTTTGACTTCTTCAATTAAATCTTTTTGTTTTCTTTCAATTACTTTCCACTCTTCTTCTTTTCCACCTAATTTAATAAATAAATCCTTGAAAGCACTATCTTCCTTTGCTTTTCCATTTGGGTGGAAATTCACAGATAATACGCTAGTAAAATAATCATAAGCTAAATCTGGTCTTTCACTGATTACTCCTAAAATCCAACTAGCTGCTCTATTTGAATAATCATCAACTGTTCTTGCAGACAAGAAACTCAAAATGTTATACTTAATGACCACATTCTTGTTGTTAATGTATTCTTTGATAGTATCTTTAGTTAATTCTTCTAATTGTACACAAGCTGGACAATATGGGTCAACATACCAATTTACAACAACAGCATTTTTATCAATGTCTTTTTCTTGAATTGCTTTACCATCTTTTCCTAAATAGAATGAAGCATTAGCAATGTATTGATTTTCTTTAGTTGTTTGTTCAGTATTTGAATTTGTATTATTTTCTGTTTTTGAGTTGTTGGTGCAAGCAGTAGCAAATAATAATACCACTGCAGCCACCATAGCAACTTTAATCATTTTAAATTTTTTCATTATTCAGCATTCTTTCCGTTAATAATATTAGATTTAATTACTTCTTCAATTTGTTTATTGATTGCTGAAAGAAGTTTTTCGTTTTGTTCCAATTCTTCTAATAATCCAGCTTTTGAAGTAGCAATTTTAATAATTGTTGGCACACCATTTTCTGGGTCACCCTCTTGTTCTACTGTAGAGTTATAACCTGAAACATCAATATTATCAAGTGTTTCAAATGTATAAGTACGACCGTTCTTGATTAGTACTCCTAAATCTTCTCCAACAACCATACATTCAGCTGCACGGTTAATACCTTTTGCGAAAGTAAGAACTGTCAAGCCTTCTCCATAAGGAGCTGCAACTTTATTCTTGATACATTTCAATCTAACTTCAGTACCAATCGTGTTGTCACCCTCTGTAACTAAACGAACTTTCTTAACTTCGATACGTTGAGAAGCTGTAAATTTAAGAGCTTTACCACCAGGTGTTGAAGTTTTAGGGCCCCACATATCCCCAACATTATCACGAATTTGGTTAATGAAGATTACTGTACAGTTAAATTCATTAGCTTTTTGAGCGATACGTTTCATTGCTTTACTCATAACACGAGCAAGGGTTGCCATAGAAGCTTTTTCTAAATCTGCTTCCAATTCTGCTTTTGGCGTCATAGCTGCAACAGAGTCCAATACGATAATGTCAACTGTTCCAGTTTCAATCAATTTAAGAATCATTGTTAAAACTTCTTCAGCAACAGATGGCTGTGAGAATCCCAATTCATCAATTTTAACACCTAATGCTTTAGCATAATTAGGGTCAAAAGCTTGTTCAACATCAAGGAATACTCCAGTACCACCTTCTTTTTGTACATTTCCTAAAGCTGTAAGAGCAATAGATGTTTTACCAGAACCTTCTGGTCCGTAAATTTCAATGATACGGCCTTTAGGAATGCCACCACCTAAGATGCTATCCAATACAATACTACCTGATGAAGTTTTAGCAACATTTTCTTCTCTCATGTCAGTTAGTAAAGCGATTTGGCCAACATTTTTCATTGATGAAACATCAGCAAGTGCTTTCAAGAAAGCTTCTTTTTTGGTATTGTTTAGTGGTTGTGTAACTGCTTCAGTTTCTACAATGTTATTTGTTTTAGTTTCTTTTTTAGCTGCCATTTTTACCTTCCTAAAATAATATTTTCTAAAATCAATTGTGATTTTGTTTTATAGTTATATTATTCCAAAATTTCCACTTAAAAAGCAAAAAAGAAAGCAAAATTTGCTTTCTTTTTATTGTTCTAAATCAAGTTCATCAGAAGTATCTCCTTTATCAAAGTTGAATTTAACACCAGATATGTCAATATTATCATAATCAAACATTGTTAAATCTTCTTTCTTGATTTTGTTTGTCTTAATTCTTGAATTATTAGTGTCAACATACCAATCCTTCCAAGCATTTTCTACTAAGTCATAGAACTCTCTATTACGCCCTTGAGCTATCAATTGTGAAGCATTTGAACCTAAAATCTTAGCTCTAATTGGGTCAGGTAATGGAATATCTTTGAAAATTACTTGTTTTGGTTTTTCACCTTTCTTAGTACTTAACATATAGTTTGATGGTGAATTTGTATCTTGGAATAATTGAGCTTTATAAGCTGCAAGAGAATTTTTAATTACACGTTCAGTTTCTTCTCTATCCCAGTCATTAGTTGTAACTTTCATGACCGTTCTCATGTCTTTGTATGTTGGTTGATGGAATTGCTCTGCAAAATCCATTTTTTGGCCGTCTTTTGTAGTTTCTGTTCTAACAATTGTAACTTCTTCTTGGTAATTACGATTTGAGTTATTTTCTTCTTCAATAATGATTTCAGAGAATTTTTCGTAGCCCTCTACTGAAGCACATTCAGAACAGTAATAATTACCTACATCATCTCGATAACCAATGTCACCAAATCCAATTTCTCTACCACAATTTACGCAAATATGCTTAGTATGTTTTTCTGAAATTCCAGCATAACCTTGCATAGTATTACGTCCAAATTGAGTAGTATATGCTTTGTTTTTGATGAAAGTAGAAACACCAGACGACATACCGCTAGAGAATTGTCCACCAATTTTCTTAGCTTCAATACCACCTGTAGCCGCAGAAGCACCAAGTCCTAAAGCCAATTTACCAGCAGATTTAAATACATTAACACCCTTGCTGAAACCAGATAAGTTCATTTGTCCTAAACTTGTTTGACTGAATCTATCAATGATAGTAGCTCTATTTTTGAATAGTACATATGAAATAATCATTGTAAAGACAAGTGATTGTATCAATCCAACTGAGTTAATCATAGCTATAAGATTTGTGTTAATGATAACACTAATCACAAGTAAGAAGCTTGCTATTACTTTCTTGAGCATTGTTGATAATACAGTTCCAAAATACTGTCTAAGTATTGATTGGCCTTTACCACCCCAACATCCAAGGAGTAAGAATATAGGTGCAACAATAGTAAGAATTGTAATTCCTAATCCATAAATAGTACATAATAGAGCGAATAGTAAAGGAAGAATACTTCCTACAATTGTTAAGAACATTGAAATAAATGTTTGATTAAATCTTTCTCCACTCTTATTACCAGTCCAATAACTCCATTCATCTAATGGTTTAGAGTTGATTTGTTCATAAATCTTACCACTTCCACTTGAACTTCCACCACTTAATGAACCTGCTATATCTGAATCTGCAATTTGTCCAGTACCTGGTTCGGTGTTTGTTGCTTTATCAGCCGCTCCGCCGTGTGCATCAATATAGGCATCAATTTCAGCCATAGTTTCTGCTCTTTTCTTTCCATGACCTGATGTATCAGTAAAGTATACCCCACCATCTTCAGGTCTAAGAGTTCCATTTGCATTAGCTAAAGCTTTATCATCTTGGCGTTTAAAATTTCTGTTTTTGTTATTGATAAGAGTTTCATTTGCCATTTTAACAATAGCTATACTATCATTAAATGCCAACGAAGCGCCAGGGTCGGAGTCAAAGGCCGCATAGTTCCACATATTACCACTTATAGCAACTCCAGCAGTACCATAACTACTTTCCCATAATGCAATCGCAATAAGAGCTCTCACGTCAACACCAGACGCTTTTTGCCATGCAAGGAAGTTTTTACCATTTACACGACTTTTATCAAATGGAATACCACTTTTTGCTAAATATCCGTCAATTTGTTCTTCTGTAATACCGTCACGTTTTGTAAATAAATCGTGTGTATATGGGTCACCAGTTGACCAGTGGTCGGGATTTGTTTTGATTTCCACTCCACCTGAGCTTCCACCTAAATCACCATCTGGGCCGCCACTTCCGCCTGAACTTGATGAGCCAAATGACTTAACAATTTCATCATAGTTAGAAAGTGCATCTACAATTCGGTACCAGTCTTTATCGACTCCACCTACAAGTGGTGAGTCAATTTCGTCAATTGGAGCATGGTAACCAGATTGTAAATCAACTTGGAATAGAGCCCAGTTCGCAATCTTTTTGTCACCTAATACAACATTAGGTTCTCCTACCCAACTCTTGTTAATGTTTTGTAATTGAATGGCATCTAATTGGTCATAATCTGTACCGAATTGTCCTCTCGTCCAAGGTTTAAAGACAAACTCTACATACATATTACAAGCAATTATATTCTTCATTCTCTCATTTGCTTCATCTAAGAATTTGCTTGATGTAATGTCTAATTCTGCTCCAGTTGAAGTGTCACATAAATCACTAGTAGATGATTTAACATTACTTACTAATGCAGAAGTTACTAAACTCGTTCCTAATGTTGCTAATTTATTTGGAATAGTAATCCAAGTAATATTAGCAGCAAAGATAACAGCAGTAGAAAATGCAAGCAATGGTTTTACTAACCCACCTATCAATGAAGTTCTATATTCTCTCTTAATAATTCCATAGTATAGAATATACATAGCTGTTAATAGGAATACAAGGGTAACAAGTGGCATGAATAAATTAGAGTATAATTTTTGGAACATACCCTCTTGAAAATCTTGAGTTAATCCTAATAAATCACTCACATCAGTAAATGCTAGTCCAAACAATGTAATAGTAATAGCTGAGATAAATTTAGAAATTCCTAAGAAGAAATTATTAACAGATAGTTTAATAGCAGCCCACCATGCACTGAAGAATCCTTGAGCAAATTGTTTTGTTCTAGGGTCTCTTGAAGTATTAACTTCTCCATAAGTTGATTGTGGGTCTTTTCTATCTTTATAATATTCTCCATAGTCAGAAGCTTTTGATTTAGAGTTTTCTTCACATGGGTCAATGTCATAGTATTTCCATTCCCCCAAGTAAGAACTGTATTCAATACCTGACAATCCTACTTTTTGGAATATATTAGGTGAATTTGTTTGTTTTCCACCGAATTTGAATCCAGCCATACTCATTATAATATTGTTAGAATCTTCACCATTTGTTCTAGTACTTGCTAATGATGTTTTTGACCTAACCATATATGGAATCCAATCAGTAGTTGCAGCTTTATATAGCATTTTTGTAGAGTCAAAACGGCAGACAATCCAAGAAACTGGATTAAAGTCTGCACTAGAATTTTGAACTACGTTTTGAGTTGAAGCAAAGAGCATAAGAGTGCTCAATGCTGTCAATAGAATGTATTTTATTTTTTGCATTTAAGACTTCTCCTTGCTCTTATTTAATCTTCAAAAGGATTTTCAAATTCTTTATTGCTCATATCGTCAAAATCTGAATCCTTTTTAGTTGTGCTTCCTCTCTTATTTAAAGGTTTTGTTTCTGAGTCTTTTAAGACAGATTCTTTTATTAAATCTTTCATTTGTGAAATTTCGTTCTTTTCTTTTGATTTTTTAAATCTATCTTTTAGAGTTTGCCGTTTTGATTTTTTGTAAATACTTTTATCTTTTTTCTTTTCTTTTATTATGCCATTTGATGATTGTTTTGCTAATGCAGCTAATTGTCTAAATGCTGTTGCCAATTCTGGTGCTGTTTCATCAAATTCTGAAATATATTTCTCAGCTTCACTTTGTCCATAAGTCCTACTTCCATCTTCTGCTTCAGTATAAGGTTTAGTCCAAAATGCTTCTTCATAAATAATTTCATCATTGAAGTTTAGTCCAGTCTTATCTTTAAATTCATCTATATTAGTAGTGAATTTATCTTTAACATTATTGACTGCTTCAGTAGCTTTATCTTTAGCTTCTTTGATTAAAGATTGTTGAAGTGCTTTTTCATCATCAGCTTTAATCATTCTCATATTGACAGGTGCTGTATCAATGAATCTTTCTACTGCTTCTTCAGTTGTTAGAATTTCAGAGTGTCTATGACCTTTTTCATCAATTCTAATTTCTCTTTGACCAGGTTGCATAGCTAAGAAATTACCATTAACTTTGTTATTGTCAAATTTATAATTACTTGCTTTAGCTCTTTCTAGCAATTCAGTTGCAGCTTCAATATTAGTATCTCTAAAGAATAAATCTTCTTTATTAGCATAATGTTGTTCTAATTCTTTTTCTAAATGGATAATCTCTGCTTCTTCATTAGGAGTTAATGTTGCTTTAACTTTAAGTTTTTCTAATTGTTCAGTTTTCTTATTGATTAAGAAATCTTCATGAGTTTTCTTAGCTTCATGTTCAACAATTTCATTTCTTAAAACAGCTTCCATGTTCTTCCAGTTGTTTGCGATTGTAGAAGTTTCACTATTGAATGAATCACGTTGTTTTTGAGCAACAGATTCTCTTATTTGTCCTAATGTGTCATAAGCACTATAACCCATTTTTCTTTGACGATTTTCATTCATCATATTAAATCTACGGCTTGCATAACCAGAACCTTTCTTAGTACCTTCTGTTACATAAGATAACAGACTTCCTTTTGAAATTCCTTTAGATTCGTCAGCAATTTTAGCTCCAATTCCAGCAATGGCACCACCAACACCGCCTGCAATACTATCTTTAACTCCAGTTGTGTATCTTGGTAATCTACGTTGTAAGAATTTGGGCATATTACTCATTTTAAGTTGTTCTCTAATTCCACCGCTCATAAATGAACCAGCATTATTAGTTGTCATACTAAATAGATTTATTATTTCTTTCCAATACATCTTAATAGCAACAGCTACAATAACTACTCCAAAGAAAACAGTGTTATAGTTATCCAAACCTGAATCAATAGCTGTTAACATTAGTAAAGCCAATGACATAACAAGAACTATTAAGAAGCGTTTAAAGAATAAGTTCAATAGGTTTTCAATATAATTTTTAAATCTTACATTTCCACCAGGGAATAAACTTAATGCTAATTGAATTGGTAAGATGAATACTTGAATAGCAATCAATAAAGTATATTCAATTTTTGCTATTGCTAATCCACCTAATAAGAAAGTAAGACAAATAGAAACAATAGCGCCTCTAAATTGATAACTATCTCTATTTAATCCAGCACCTGACCATGTTGTTAAATAAGTTGAATCAGATTCCTTACCATTATTTGGCCCTGCTTGTAAATCTACAATACGATAAATGTTTCTATTGATAGTGTTGTCAGTTTCTTTAGGATTTGTATTTGTAATAGTACCAGATTTAGTTACATCTAATTGATACAATGCCCAGTTGTTAATGATGCTTCCGCCGCCCATATTAACAGGTGCATCACCAACTAAACTTTGATTTGTATTACTAAATTTAGATGATTCTAAGTTAGTATAAGAAGTTCCCCATTGTCCGTAAACCCAAGGGTCAAATATACTCATCTTCCATACTTGACATTGCATTTTTCTTACACCAGTATGGTCTCCACCTGTTGCACTACATAATTGAGTAGCTTTATCATCTTCTTTAACTGTAATAACATTGATTAAGAAGTTATCAATCTTACTTGGCAATTCTTCTACTAATTGAGTTGTTTGTTCTGGTTTAGCTAATAGAGCAACACCAACACCGAATGTAATCACAAGAAGTAATAATAGAGAAAATGCTTGTCTACCAAATCCCATTCTAAAACATGAAACAAGAATCCAAAAAGCACTTATTGCTATACCAATTGTTGATAAAGGATAGAAAATACTATCTCTAAAGATTTCAACTGTTTTAGCAATCATACTACTAATTCCTAGTTCTTTTAGAATATTTGAGAATGATAGAGTTAACATAGAATTTGTGATTTTAGCGGCTGTTACTGCAATGAAATTAAAGAATCCACCAAAAACACTAATTGTGCCATTAGATTTTGCAACTTGACCTTTTGTGATAAAGTGTTTATATCTTGTGTCAGAATAATCACCCTCACCATTTCCATATAAAGCGCCCTTAATAGATGGACGAAGTTTTCCACAATCACCCAAATGCTCTGCATCTTCTGAATTTTCATCAGTAAAAGCGTATTTCCATTCAGCCATACTTTGTCCAACTGGGTCACCATTTTCATCAGCACAAACATAATGTGAGATTGAACGTGATGGGTCAAAGTGTGGGTCTTTTTTAAGATAGTTTTCTGCAATAGCAGTGAAAGCTTTATTTACATCATCTTTATTTTCTTGTACAACTTTACTAGCATATTTATTCCAAGCTTCGTCATAACAAGTAATAAAATCACTATAAAGCTCTCTATCAGAACAATCAATACCAACACTTTTTGCAGATTCTAAAAATGCTGAATTAGTATCTTTCCATTGTTTGAATTGGTCTGCGCCCGTTTCATAAACTCTATCGGGAATTGTTGTTTTTGCCTTTTCAGCTTCTTTACGAGCAGCTTTACTTTCTTCGCTCTCTACATTTCGTTTGTATTGGAATTTAGGGAATTTATATGAGCGAATACTTAAATCAAGCATTTGTTGTACTGCTGGATTTGGTGAAGATAATTTAGCAAATTCTTCCTCAAATTTTGACAGAAGCCAAGCTTGTCCTTTTTGATGAACTTCTTTACTGCTCATGTAATAAGCATTGTACACCGTTGCACTGTAATCTGGTCTGCTCCATGCGTGAGTAGCAACAATGTTCAAGTCAGAAGTGTCAACAATAGTCCATAAGACACTACTTGCACCACCATCAATAATATTACCAATATATTTAATTGGGTTCCAATCAAATTTAGTAACAGCTGCATTGATAGCACCTCTTACTCCATTAAATACAGAAGTAGCACCTAATCTTGCTTTAGACCAGAAACCAAAGTTTGACATCAATCTAGCTTGTGTTTGTGGTACAACATTATCCCATTCACCTACATAAGTAGTATAATGCAAGTTATATCCGAATAGTTCTAAGCCCGTATATTTATATATTCTTTCATTTGCAAATACTGGTACAGAGCCACCGGGTAAACCTGCAGGTACACCTAATTCAGATTTAGCGGAAGTAACTTCTGCACCCAATACACCTTGAGAGTTCATTAAAGCATAAGTAACTTGCCCTAATTGAGAAGCAAAAGTGGGTATATCACAATTGTGGTTTAAAGCATTTTGTGGCTGTTTATCAAAATAACAAACAGTCTTTGTGTCGCCTCTTTTCTTAACTACACTATGGTCCACTCCTTCGTCTTTGCTTCCTAATACTCCATTTGTAACTTCTTGTATATAATTACCTTTCATAAACATATACTTATACAAATTACTCATAGTTTCTTCTCTAGTGAATTTTCCTTTTAATCCATTAGTTTTAGCAAAAAAGCCATCTTCATTTCCACCATCAAAGCTATTTGCTTCATCTATGATTTTTTGTTTATCTTTTGATGAATCAGCAAAATTAACTTGGGTGATAGATGAAATTGAGCCCAAGAAGCATAAAAGAGAAAAGAATACAAGTAAATACTTGTTAAATTGAGCTATTTTGCTCTTCATTTAATTACTCTCCTTTATAACTGTTATAATAGTAGTTATATCAAAACGAAAAGCAGCTCTAAGGCTGCTCTTTAATCTTCTTCTACAATTCTATTTTTGTACCAATCTTCTTTAGTAACACCATTTAATTGATTGTTGATTTCTCTAAAAGCGCTTTTATGAAGATTTCTAATTAGTGGCGGAATACCTGCTTTTAAGTAGCATGTTGCTGGATATTCTACAATTGTGTCAGAGTCTGGCAACTTTCTTTTCATGCTTTTCTTAACGTGTCTTTCAACATAAGGCATACCAGGGAAGTTCCATGCTCCAGTTAGAATTAACTCTCTTTGTTGAATAGCAACAAAAGCTCTTAAAATATCTTTGACCTCAACTTGTGTATAACCTGTAACTTCTGAAATTTCTTTAATGATTTCAGGTTTCTTTTTAGCTTGGTCTTTTTTTACTTGTTTAATTTCTAAAACCATTATTTCTCCTTTAATTGTTCCTAGTATTTATTTGAATATATCCAATAGTAGAATATTTTACAGAAGTGGCATAATCTTCAAATAAAATGTTCTTAATATTACTTGCTAAATCAGCATTGTTATCAAATGTTTCTTTAGCATGAAGTGCATTATATTTAATCTTGACTTTATTTTTACCTTCATTTTTTAGAATCACTTCAAAAACTTTATCATCTTGTACAGATGGTTTAGGATTTGTAGTAATTTCTGATAAGTAAAAATTAAAAGCATCTATTGAATTTTGAAAAATTTCTTGCTCAATATCGCTATCAATAGTTGTATGAGCTCTAGTAAGGTAATATTCTGATACTTCTTTGAATATGTGTAACAATTTTGCTTTATCAGCATTGTCAAAAGAAATTCTTACATTGTTACGATGTCTTTTTTTAGTGGTTGCTCCCTCAGTCTTAAATAAACCTTTCATTTGTTACTCCTTTTATATCGTTATTTTTACAAATGTACTACTTTGTCCGCAAATGAGTTAATACCATCATTATGAGCAATTAAAATAATTTGTGCATTTGTTAATGAAGTGATAGTTTCTAAAATCAATTGAGAGCGGTCACTACTCATTGCAGTTAGAACTTCATCTAAGATAAGCAAGTGTTGTTGACCATTATTTAAGAATAAAGCTATTGCTAATCTTAAAGCAATTGCAGCTGCTGACAACTCTCCACCAGACAATTGTGATACTGGTCTTTTAACATTATTTTCTGTTATTACGAATGTTTCAAATTTATCTGTAAGAATCAATTGAGTAAATTTATTATCAGTAAATCTTGCAAGAATTTCTGAAGCAATGTCTGTTAATTCTGGTATTGAATTTTTAATACGTTGCTCTTTGAATTTAATCAAACTTTGATTAGTAAGATTCATAATTGTTATTTGATTATGAAGTTTTTCATAGTTTTCACTTGCTTCTTTACATCTCTTATAATCAGAAACGGCTTGTCTAGCTTTTTCTACAATAAGTTTTAATTCACCTTCAAGTGATGCTTTTTGAATATTCGTTTTAACTAATAATTCTTCTTTATCTTTTAGATTTTTAAGAAGTACTCTATAAGTTGATTTAGGTAAAACATTAAGAGCAGAGATTTCTTTTTCTAGGCGAGCTTTTTCTTTTTTATTTTCTTTTAATCTTTCTTCGCTTAATGTAACTTGTTGTCTTGCAGTTTCAATTAAGTCTTTATGTTTCTCGCTAGCATTGATTTCTGCTAATTGTTCTCTATTCTTAGCAATTACTAATTGAATAGATTTTAATTCTGCTTCTTTAGTCTTTTTATCTCTTTTAGCTTTTTTGAAGTCTTTTTCAGAATTAGCTTGTTCAGTTGCTTTTTGTAATTGACTTTCATAATAAGACTTTTCTTGAGTTGCTTCAGAAATGTCTTTTTCTAAGATTTCTAATTCTTCTTTAAGCTTCTTAAACTCTGTTTTATTTTGTTCTTGTTCCTCAGTATGTTTTTTCAGCTCTTCTTTAGGATTTAAAATTGGGTGACCACATACTGGACATTCAGCTGCTCCACTCTTAAGTAATTCTAAATGTTTTTTAACAGATTTAACTTTTACTTTTAATCCCATTAAAGCTTCATCTAATTCAGATTTTTTACCTAACATATCATTGTAATAATTCGATACTTCGGTATAAGCTTCTTTAATTTCTTCATAATTTAAAGTTTCTTCAAATAATTCAGTGAATCTAGCAATTTGAATGTTAATATTATTAAGCTCTGTTTGTATGTCTTTTTCTTTTTCTAAAGACTCACTTAACTCTTCTTCTATGATTTCTTTCATTTTGTAATCAATAGAAATTTCAGAATTATCTTTTAGAATTTTTGTATAATTTTTTAAATTATCTTTTAAGTAATTATCATCTGTTTTAACATTTTCTAAACTTGTATTTAAACTATCTAAGTGATTTTGTAATTCTGTTTCTGCTTCTTCTGTTGCTCTTAAAACAACAAGTTCTTGTTCAAGGGTTTTAGAAGTTGTTTTTACTTCTTCAAGTTTATCTTTTGCATCTTTAACTGATACTTTAAACTCTTCTACCTTTGCTTTTTCATCTTCTAAAGAGCCAGGTTGAATAATATCTGCAGCTCTTTGTAAAGCTCTTGATTCTTCTCTAGCTAATTTTGTACTTTCTGTAATTGCAGAAACCCCGATTAGTTTTTCAATAACTTGTCCTCGTTCAGTTGGAGAAGCAGATACAATTTGGTCTACTTGTTTTTGTTGAATAAATACAGAAGATAAGAAGCCCTTTTCATCAATGTTTAAAACAGAGCGAATAAACGATTCAGCATGAGTTACTGCTGGGCCTGATTCAAATTCCCAATCCCCAAGTTCCTCATTATATGAGAATACTTTACATTCACAAGCACCCTCATTTGAAGTAATCTTTCTTCTAATCATAAAGTCAGTATTACCAACTCTAATATAGGAAGTTACTTGTACTGTTTCTTCTTTTGCATCTACACCTTCTCTAATGTAGTTTTTATTTCTTAATCCATGTAGTCTCGTTCCAAATAATGACCATGAGAAAGCATCTACAATGGTTGATTTACCTGCTCCGTTTTCTCCAGAGATAGCAGTAACACCAATTGACGCTGGTTCAAATTCTAAATATTTATGAGACCTAATATTTTCAATAATAACTTTCTTGAGTATCAAAAGAGTATTGCTCCTTATTTTTAATAGTTAGTTATATTATTCCTTTTTAGCAAGTTTAATTTTAAGCGATTCTAAGCTGTTTTACTGAAGAGTCGATACATTTATCGAAAATCAGTTTTAACTGTTTTAGCTTTCACTATATGACGATATAACACATATCAAAGTTAGTCTGAGCATAAACAAAAACAAGCCTTTAGGGCTTGTTTTCTTTTTTTATTTTATTGTGAATTTTGAGTTGCTTTAGCATTTGCCAATTGAATTGATTGTAATAAAGAGTATGGAGATAATTTCCATTGCCCATCAACATAAACCAATTCCATAGATACAGCTCCACCAACACCTGTAAAATAATCAAGTGGTACTTGAGCAATTCTAGTTGTTTCATCTAAATAAACATACTGAGTATCATTACTTACTGGATTAAGATTTTCATTTCCAATTTCAGTTAAGTTTTTAATAATTGCTAAGATAGCCATTGCTGAAGTTGTATAACCTTCTTCTTTATCCATAAAATCCTTTAAATACAAATAGGATTTTGCTGAATCTGAAATGTAACTATCAAGCTTCTTGTCTTTATCTATACCTTTAATTCTATCATCAATAGATAATTTGTTTGATGGGTCAGCATAGAAAGATTTCAACATATTAGTAGCCGCTTCTAGAGCACCTTCTTTTGAGAAGTTCTCTTTTGTTTCATCTGTTCTATTAGGTAAAACATTTTCTACTTTTGTATTAGCTGAATTTGTTTTGTTTTCAGTAGGTTTATTTAACATAAAGTTAAATACAGTCAAATATAATGAGAATAGAGTAATTAAACCAACAAGAATGTATGATAAAATAGCTTTCTTTCCTTTTATTTTTGACTTAATTAAAATGGAAGTCGTAACACTTGCTAATAAAATAACTAATGTATAGACTAGTATGGAAATTAAAGTCATTTTTTATACCTCTTTCTTTTGAATACAGTTATATTTAAAATGAATACCAATAGAGTTACTACAATTAAGAGAATTACAGAGAAAAGCATAATTGTATTAGAGTTCTTTGAAAAGAATTGTATAAATATATAATCAGAAGTAAGATTAGTTAATCCATTTGATTTCTCTGACAATTTTTGTAATTCTTCAACTCTAGCTAAATATTCTTTATCAGCAACCATATTGAATCCTTTGACAGCAAATATCGCAAAACTACAAAGCAACATAATTGCTAATAGAAATAGATTGGTTAAAACTTTTACCCAAGTTCTTTTCTTTTTATTAGTTTTTTTATCTTTACTTTTTTTGAATGGATTAGTAAAGTTAATTTTTGTTTTTTGCTTCTTTGGATTTTCTGATTGTTCAAGCTTTTCTCTTTTGAACTCTTTTAAAAAATCTTCTTTATTCATCTTCTTCTGGTTCTTCATTGTTAAGCAATTCCTCAACTAATGTAGTTTTGAATAATACAGGTAAATCTTTCATTTTTTGTAAATCAAAATCTAAACTTCCTAAATCTTCAATTAAGTTAATTGCCACTTGAGGGCATTCTGCTTTGATTGAAGAGCGTAAGATTGCTCTTGTAATATTGTGAGCTCTTTTGGTATCTTCAAAGTTTGTATCTTTAAAAACATTTATACCAGCTTTATCTTCATTTGTATCTTGCCATACTAAAGTATCAGTATTTCTAGTGCTCAACCAACGTTGGTGTTGTTCTTCTAACAATCGGAATTGTTCCTCAGTGTAAGTATCACTTAAATATTGTTGAATTTCACTAATTGGAACAATTCTTTTCTCATTAGTTTCTTTATCTACACTCAATTCTTCTTCAGCTTTTGCTCTAATACGTTGGAATTTAGACAAAGGTTTACCTAATTCATTATCAGGTAAGTCATATGGCCACAATCTAAGTACATTTGATAAATAACCAGAGAATGGAATAGGTTGAGTTTCATCAAATTTCTGCATAGCTGTAAGAATCCATTCATAAATTTGAGCTCTCTTTTCATCATGCTCAGGAAGATAAATATTGATTGTTTTATCATGTGGCTTCAATGTTAAGACAGCAAATGAATAATAGAACAGCAACGTTTCTGCTACAAATTCATCTGTTAAATCTAGCAAATCTCTACGATAGAAGCTACTTCTTAATCTTAATTTCAATCTATCATATTCAGAAGCACTAAGTTGGCGTTTTAACAAATCTTTGAAATAATTAGCATTTAATCCATAAGCATATAGTTTATTATTGTGATAAACAATTCTAGCGTATTTATTTAAAATACTAATACATTTCTTTTCTAATTGACTATCTTCGCCTTCAATAAGCAAAGCTGAAATCAATCTTCTTGGAGCATTTAAATATGCTTCCGCTTCTGTTTGTTCACTCCATAATCGTGGAGCAAAGTTATTAGGAATAAGTGGCTCGTCTAATGGTAAATCATGTTCTTTATACCATTTGATTACTTCGTCATACGGTACACGGTATGATTCATCTTTCTTGATTAAAATGTCTTGATTTTCATAAATCCAATCAAGTAAATCATTTTCATCTTTTACTAATGCTACACGTTTCCATTTGTCAAATGTGTACCATTGACCATCATGGATAACTGCTTCAATTCTGAATTTTAAAGGTCTTTTTTTCCATTCAGCTTTTAATTCATTTTTATCTTTTTTCATTTCCCTCTCCTACCACTTCAATTCTTGGATATAAATAAGAAAATTCAGTAAAGATTTTATCTAATTCTGAAACATATTTTAAAGCATCATTAGAAGTCATAATATAATCTGGCTTAATAAGAAATAATAAAGCATCTTCTTTTTCCTCAGCAATTTGTTCTGAGTTCAAAGCACATTTATTTTTCATATAGTCAATGAATTTGTCTTTATCTTTTAAGTCAGTAATTTTCAAAAATAAATGTAATTGTTTTGGCTGCATTATACTAACTCCTCTTTCTGAACTAAATCTCTTAATTTCTTAACAATAAGATTAGCTTGTCTAGTGAATTTCCTTTGTGTCAAATTTCTTTCCTCTAAAAACTCTTCAAATGGTTGAGTTAGAGAATTATCACCGTATTGATAACGTATGAAAAGTTGTTCTTCATAAGGTAACATAGATAGCAAGCCTTCTGTTTCTACGGTAAAGCCCGAAGAATATCTCGCACCGGAATTTTTTTCATCTTCAATTGTATCTTGCAATCTTACTTTATGTCCACCATCTCCATCTTTTATCTCATGCTGTAATGAACTCGGTACAAGTGATAGATTTTCTAAATCAATAACCATATCTAATTTAAATCCAGTTTTCTCTAGCACATATTCTCTTTGCGTCATAGTAGGATTTTCCAACTTGTTATATTCATCAATTACTTCTTTCATCTTCAAGTATTTACCTGCTACGCCATCGTTAATTTGAATATGACGCTGTAAATTGCCCTCATGGGTTAATGCTTTAAAAATATAGAAATTTGAAAATGTTGTAACACGAGCACCTTTTGTCGGGTCATATCTCCAAATTGCAGTCATTAGAGCTAATAAAGCATCTTGGCAGGCATCATCTATATTATAATGAAATGAATTTGTTTTCTTCACAAATCTATGAGCCCAATTATAGGCAAAGTTTTGATTGTGTTCAAACAATTCAAGAAATGCTTCATAAGCTTTAGGGAATTTCTCTTTCTTCTCTTCTTCACTCGATTCTCTATAATCTTTAATAATTAGTCCTAATTCAAATTCACGTTCTTTTTTTAACGCCATTCGCACCTCTTCTTTCACTGTTGTAAACAAAAACAGCCTTGATAGGCTGTTTATTATTGTAATACTCTATGTTATATTATATAGCGTATTTTTTAAGCAATTTTTGTTGCTGTATATTTTGGTTTGATTTCTGCCATGAAGTAACATCCTTTTGACTCAGCTCGTTCCAAGCCGAGAATGACATTAGCGGGAACTCCTTCGTACAAGTATGACTTGCCAGATTGGAAAGTAACTTTCAATCCTTTTTCTGTTTTTTCAAAGTCCTTAATTGCTGAACTTGCCATGGTGATTCACCTTACTCACTTTCGTGAGCCTTTCTGTAATATTTTTATTTATGAATCCATTATAACAAATTTAAGTGCTTTGTCAATGGTTTTGACTAAACTTTTTTAAATTTTTGTTCCAATTGCTAAAACAAAGATAACTAAAAGAATAAACAGTAATCCAATAACACTTTTTATAGGGTGTTTTTTCATATAGCCCAAAATATTTTTAATTCTTTCTTTGAAACTTACTTTTCTCAAATCTTTATCTGAAACATATTTATAACCATGATATGCACGATTTACTTCTGATAAAGTTTTCATTAAACTATTTGTATATTCTTTAGTTAAATTAAAAGTAACTTCATTTCCGTTTGAATCTTTTATATTTAATTGAGGTGGATTTTGATTTAATTTTCTTGGTGAGTTATATTTTTCATTTTTTTCATTAGTATATAAGCCACTTACGGAATAAGCCAGAATGTTTTCGTCTTTTTGTTCAACAACTGCATAGTCAAGAGCTTTTTCTAAAATACTATCGTTTGATTGCTCCAATACTAACTCATCATCTGTTTTTAATTTAATCACTTTATCTGCCATATTAGCCATGCTCCACTACATTTGATACTTTACCATCATCAACAGTGATTACTAAACCTTTAATAAGATTTTCTGCTTTCATTTCATCACCAGAAGTAATCTTAGTGATTGGGTTTGTTGTATGATAAGTAATAGTAGCATAATATTTATTACCGTCTTTTCTTAGTTCGATTTTATCTACATCACGATTAGAACGGTCAACTGAAGTCATAGTGTTAATAGTTTTAGATTTTTCCCATAGTTCTGCTTCAGTCTTATAATTATCTAATGTATTCAAGATTTGACTTGATGATAATGCTGATTCGGTCATCATAGAAGTTAATTCTTCTTTTTGCTCGTTAATATATTTAACTTCAAATTCTCTTTCAATATATGTTTTAGCAAATTTCTTTACAAATAAAACTTCTTGATTTTGTGAATCATCTTCTACAATAGTTTTGTCTTTCTTTTTAGCGTCTGCTGTCTTAGTTCCATTTAATGTTTGTTTTGCTTCTTCTTGTTTAATTTGATAATAAATACCAGAACCAACTAGAACAAATACTGCGACAACAACACCTAAAATAATCTTAAGTTTATAATTCATTTTAAGCACCTTTCTTTCTAATTACACTACTTACACTACCTTTAACAAATTGTCTTGTATAACGAGCAACAATTTGTCCTTTTTCGGCATTTTGTTCGTAAGTTTCGATTACACCGTTTTCTTTTACTTCTGCAATAACTCCAACATGACCGTATTCATTGTCAAGAGTAAACGCCCCAACGGAACCACCTGGGTACCAACAAATAATGTCACCTGGTTTCAAATCGCTAGCATCTGGGTCTTTAATTACATCAAAGCCCCAACTATCCCATGGAAATTCATGACCGATATAACCAGCTCTACCTGAAGCACCAGAAATACCTGGAGCACCTAATTTTTGTGCATACCAATTTGCGAAATCCCAACATTGAGCTCCATAAGCACCATCCATATCAATGGGTTGTGATAGAACTTGTTCTATAGCTTCGATTTTACCACCTGCAGGTACAGTACTTCCACCTCCGCCAGCAGAACCACCGTTACCAAGACGGCCCTCTTTAGAACCATCACCTAATTTCTCACATTTGGTACCTGATTCACCTTCTTTAGCTTCTGCTACACCATCTCTGTAACGATAAGAATAGCAATCAGAACCAAATGTTTGAGAACCCGTAACAGCAAAACCCATGAAAACTAACCACAATGCTAATACCACACCAATTGCAATTAAGCCGTGTGGTGAGAATACAAAACTTACAATCTTAACAATGAATTGCCCAGTAGTTCTAATAGCATTCATTGTGTTTTGGGTAAGTTGTCTAAATCTATTTATATTCTCTCTAGTTTCTTTAATCTTTTCATTAGTTTCCATTGCTTTATCAATCATTCCTTTTGATTGAGGAGCAGTTTCGGGAACTTCTTGATTAGGGGGATTAGATTTCATTTTTTGATAATCTGTATTGTCTAAATTCATTATACAATAATCTCCTTATTTTT